TGACGCGCTTTGCGATGATGTGCTGTTCTTCCTGGTAACGTTTCACGTGTTTGCCTCACACAGTAAGACTTGTTTGCACCCACACTGTTGGGCAAGATGCAGCGCCAGCGCTGCATCTTGCCCAACAGTGTGGGTGCAAACAAGTCTTACTGTGTGAGGCAAACACGTGAAACGTTACCAGGAAGAACAGCACATCATCGCAAAGCGCGTCAAACGCTACCGACAGCTCAGCGGCGCCAGCCTGCGCGGACTGTCCGGCGAAGATTACATGCCGACAACTGGGTTGTTCCGCAAGACACTAAAATGCGGCGGCTGCCGCAGAGCGCGCTGCCACATGTGTCACCCAGAAAAGTTCCCAAAGCGTTTGCTGACACGTCAAGAGCAGCATGCGCAAGTCCGTTTTCGCGAGGAGGTTCAGTCCGTTGACCAAACCTGTGTTGATCAATCTGTCAGTGCCTAACAGCAATCCCAACAGCGCATTTTCGCATTTCGAGTTGCGCTCGGTGCGTAGATTTCTAATACCCGGTACCGACGTCACAGAAATTGCTGTTGTCTCAACGGAAGACGAAGCAACTGACGAGCAACTTGCTGTCGGGCCGATTTTCTACACCGTTTACGGCCGTTTCAATCCTGACAAGCGCGACGATGGTTGCGCGCTTGCTCAGGCAATTGCAGATTTCAACTTTCTTGAAGGCGCCAAGCAATTCTTGGTAGATCTCAATGGCCCGCTCCCGGAAAACCACGAAGACCTCTAAACTGCAGACCTATACGGTCACGCTCGAGCTAATGACGCCGATCCAGTGCACATTTGAGGTCGAGGCTTCAAGCCCAAGCGAAGCAATCGGCAACGCTATGTGCCTGGATTGGGATGATTACGAGATGCTCGGTACTCACGCCGATGGCCCGACCTATTGCGCCATAATTTCTGATAGTGCCGGCAACGAATTGCCGGTACCTCGTAAGTACACAGCCAAAACCGCTAACAAGGAAAACAATTGATGGATTACGCCAAGCAGATCGTAGACGCGGGAGACATCCTGGCGCAGGCCACGAAAGACGAAATGACGCTCGAGGACATGCGCGCCAACATCAAGTTTGCCGCGATCGAGCGTATCATGCACAGCGGCGATAACCCGCTGACAGGCAAGCCGCACTCCGCCAGCTCGGCTGAGGCGGTCGTGAACCTGGATCCGGAGTACGCCGCGTATCTGACGCAGCTCCGCGATGCCGTGGCCAGGAAAATCCGCGCCAGGGCGCAGTTCGAGGCGGCGCTTGTGGCTGCGCGGCTGAAAATCGAGGAAAACTTTGAGGAGGCAAATGTTGTATGACAGCCGCCGCAGCTGACACTGTCGTCACACAACTCCGCGAAGCCGTTAGCAATTTTGAGGCTATCCAACGGCAATATCGCCAGTACGGCGCGTCTGACACGGAGCCAGATGGCTTGTTTCAAGGCCTGCTAAAGCACGCCGCGCAAGGCGTGCCAGTTCGCGTACCGACTAGCGCCGGCGCCTGGGAACTGTACGCCAGCAGCATGGACTGCACCACCGCCGCGGCGGCGCTGCATCAGGCCGCCCAGGCAGCCGTAGATATCATTCAAAATTGCCCGCTCGGGCAAAGCCTCGAGCTCAACAAATACCTGCGCGATTATTGCTGGCGGTACTCGTAAGGCGAATCAATAGCCGCCAAAAAACTTCCCGCCCATGTCGTCGTCGGTCCAGTGCTCGGGGCTTTCGGCTTCCATGATTTTGTTGCTCAGGCGGGCCACGCCGGCTAACTCTGCAAAGTTCGGTACGGCGTCGTTGATGTGCCAAAGCGCTGCGCAGCCCAGGTTCACAGCCTGCGCAAAGTCGTCTGACAGCAGCGTATTGCGCGTGATCGTGTAAATGTCTCCACCAGACCGGCTGTCTTGCTTGTTTTCGGTCAGCGCCAAAAAGTCTGCAATCAGTCCGGGTTGATCCTGCGATTCCCAGTCATATGCAAAAAAGCGGACCTGTTTGAGTTTGATTGCTTGGCAGGTGTACAGCAGCGACCGGGTTTTATCCAATGAATAGTGCGCCCGATGATTGATGACAGTCGGAGCTTTGTAGACGCAAAAATCTTGTGCCGCGCTTCTGACCAGCCGCATTGCCATCACACGATCCAAGTTAAAACCAGCCTGCACCATCACAGTTTCGCGAACTGTGCCGGCGCCGGTGTAGTCGTGAGCTACAAAGTCGCAATTGAACAAATTGCTGTATTTCATGCACTGGACAGCTTCGGCTAAGTGATCGCCGCCGATTAGCAGCTTTTTGGCCCACAGCACGTCGATTGTTCCGTCGTGGCGAAAACCCAACACGGCAAGTACGGTAAACGAAATACCAGCTTCGCCGCCGCCGCCCCAGTCGATTGCAAGCATGCGGTGTTTGTAGTTTGAAAGATTTTCAACACACTCTGGCGTGGGTTCTTTAGCGTTTTTCCACGGCAGCAAACAAGCGTTGCGCAGCTCGGTTTCTGAGATGAGCTTCTGTCCCGCGTCAATGCTTTCGCCCATCACCTCGTTGTAAAATTGTGCCTGCGTCATATTGCCGAAGCCTTCGCGCTTGAGTAGCAACGTGGACCATTTTTCAGCGTCGGCGAAGTGCAGCGGCAGAATCATTTGCGGCACGTGATAACCCGCAAACTGCCACCGGCGATCCGGATGCCGGTGGACCCAACGGCCCTGCCGCGGATTAATAGGTTTGCGACACTTTGCGCACACAGTCCCAGGATACTTTTCGCTGATATGAATGTTGTATGGACCGATCATCGCGTCAAGATCGTGCTCCAATGATGGGATGTTCCAGTGCCGACAAGATTGACACGGAATAAACCATTCGGCTCCGCTGCTGCGACGATAAGACCCCTCTAAAGGGTTATCCAAAGATTTTGGCGTTCCTGCCATATGAGTAAGCGCAAAACGCGAATAAGACATGGTTTCCTGGATAATTGGAATATGATCTGGATCCATGTCTTGAATTTCGTCAAGCACGACACGGTCACTGGACACGCCGCGCACGCGGTCCGCGTCAAGCAGTGCAAACGAGAACAGCATGATTGACTTGTTCTTGAAACTGCGCTGCAGCACGTTGTTTTCAGTGTCTGTGCCGGACCATTGCGACTTCAACGGTGACTGCTCAATAAACGGCCGCACATAGTTGTTACTGAAACGCCGAATCTGTTCAAAAAGCGGCGTTACAAACAACGTTTTGAAAAACGGAATGCAGTTTGAGACGATGACGCCGTGTGCAGAAAGGCTCGTCGATTTTGAAACCTGTCGACCGGTTTTCAAACACAGATTCTTCGGCATAAGCAACCGAAAAAGCGGCGAGAACGGGTAATGGTCGGCCGTGCTGTATGGCCTGCCGTTCAAGTTTAACACGAGTGGCAAAATTGGCTCTAGCGACGGAAACGCGCGTTGCTTAGCCAACTCTTGAAACACCGCAGACCGCGCATTCATCGACGCGGCATCCGTAACGTCGATGCCGCCCAGTTCTTCTAACAGGTGACGAATTTCCGCGTTGGGAGCTTCTAAGCCTGTTAATTCTTGCGGGTTCACATCCCGCGCTATTCCTGGTGCCATATGCGCAAGTATCCTGACGAGTCAGACGACGAACCAGAGCTGCAGTGGTTGGAAGACTCCATCCATGAAATTGCTCAGACAGCAACAACTTCTGTTTGGGTGCTTTTGTGTTGGGTTTTAACGACTATCTTTGGCAACGGCCGTCGTCGCGGCTGATATGTTACAGAACCTGGACGAGTATACTAAACGGTGACTCGTCCAGGTTTTTATGGAGTTGCACATGCCTACCATTGGCCATAACGCTAAGTTGTACCAAGAACGTCGCGAGCCGTATCTGCGGTCCACGTTGCGCGGCCCCGGCCCGAACGTGTACTTGCCGGATAATCTTGCACTGCACTTCAAGCTGGAAGCGCCGCTTCCGCTGCCCACTTTGATTCACGACAAATGCGCGCCAGACAACGCGCGCACGCAAGTCTGGCCGCACGGAGACACAACCGCCCCGTGACCCCCTACAAACATGAGAACAACTTTCTGATTTTCGGCCTTGGGTTAATTTTTGTCGCCGCCCTAGGTTGGGGACTTGGAACCACAACCGGCGTCGACTTTGCTGCCGCACTCGTCGCGGCTTACGTCGTTTTACGGATTGTCAACACGATGCAGCGAGCCGAAAACAAAAAAAAGTGAGGCCACATGATCAACTTTTTTGACGTTTTCACCAGCGTGTTTGCCACTGGCGCAGTTATCGAGGTTTGGCACAAGGGTTCAATTTTTGCAGATCTTCGGGCTTACGCCCAGGCGCTGCAAGATACGACCGACCCCGACACGCTCAAGGGCAAGTGGCTGGAACTGTTGCTGTGCCCTTTCTGCAAAAGCTACCACGTGCCGTTTTACCTGCTGGCGCTCGTCTTGCTAGGTGATTGGTGCGGCGCTACGATTGGAGCTGTCGCCCGCCTGGTGGTCTACAGCTTAGCGGCAACGCGGCTGTCAAATCTGCTGGACGGGTTTTTACCGCCCCGAATGCGTTATTCGCCGCCAGGCAAGGATGCCGACAATGGATCAGCCGCCGCAGGAAATTCAGTCCGACCGCCTTCCGTTTGATGTCGAACTGTACAAACGCGCAGACGAATTTTGCAGCGCTGCCATGACCGCTGTACCAGAACTGCACGGTATTGCGATTGTCCCGCTTTGGTCTACGCAACCAAAAAACACGCCGGCCGGACTGCTGCGTTTGCGTAATCCGCAACCGCCCTACCTGGCTAGCCTGCTGATGTTGTTGAAACGACTGGCGGCGTTTTCGACTCAAGTAACACACGATCTTTTCTCGCAATTTGAGATGATCGATCGTTACGCCGCTGAACTGTCCTCACAAATCAAGGCACGAATCGATGAACTGGCGCAATTAAACAAAACAGACGAGAAAAATGGCGACTAAACCAACGCCAACCACAGAGATCAGTATTCCAGCAAACAACGAAACGCTGGTATCAATTCTGACGCAACAATACGGGCATTTTGACGCCGGGGAGGCCCGCGCGGCGCTCGAAACCGCTTATTCGACGGTGTGGAACGAAGAAGAGTTCGCCCAGCAGTTTAAGATCGAATCGGTACATCCGCCGTACGTCACCGTCGTCGAGCTGCCAACCAAACAGCGCGGAACGGCCATGTATCTAGATTCTCCGCGGTTTTATTTCTTGTTTCAGCCAGACGTAAAACCGGTCTGAGTTAGCGCCGATATCTGCGCGCGCTTTCTTTGCCCGAGCATTACGCGCGGGTTTCTTTCCATCTGTAGGAGTGTTCATGGCGTTCAAGACTTACGCCCCCACCAAAGCGCAGCAGATGCGCGCCGTCGTTGCCAGACTGCAGGAACGCGATGAAGAAGTTCCTGCGCCGGCTGACGTCGTGGCTGCGATGGCGGCAAAGGGTGTCTGGGTTTCTGCCGGTCACGCTAATCGTGTAGTGCATGAATTCACCCGCAAGCGGTTTAGTCGCTGCCGCCGCGCAAACAAAGTCGCCGAAAAAGTGGCGACGCCGGCAAGCTCTTCGTGCGGAAAGCCCGAGTGGCTCGATGTCGCCGCGAAGCTTGTCAAGGTTTGCGGCGGCTTCAAGCAGGCCAAAGCACGCCTGGACGAATTTGAGCTCGTTGTGAGCGCGTTCCAGCCGTAAGAAATCAGCCACTTGATTTTGAGTTTTTACGCGTTAGTGTGATTGATAGACCTCTGGAGCCAATCATGGCCAAGCGCGCGAAAAGCGCACGGATGCAGAACGCTGGCCCGGAAGCCGAAATTGTCCTCCCCGATTTTTTGCCTGCGCTAGGCGATGTGATCGACGGCGGCGAGGATGACATTACAGAACTGGAGCGGGGTCAGCCCGCGCCAGTCGCTTCTGCTGTTGGAAGCGACGATCCGTCCCCGGCGATGGCCGCGGCTGCAAGAGCCGTTAAGCAGGCTGCCGCCAAAAAGAAGAAGGTTGAACTCATGGCTGATGCCACAAAGTCCGAGCCTACCAAGGCTGAGTTGATTCGATCGGAAATTGCTTCGCGTGTTGCGGCCGGAGAGGAAAAAATCCGCCCGCGCGATATCGTTGCTGCGCTGAAGGCGAAGGGCGTTACTGTCCACGCGCCGCAGGTCAGCGTCGCGCTACGTGATGCTACAGCTGCCGAGAACGCAGAGCCGCGCCGCAGCAAGCCCAAAGCGGAGAAGGCCGGCAAGCCCGCTGCGGCGGACACCAAGCGAAGTCTGTCCAGCGTCAAATCGACGCCTGGCGCCAGGCCTGCTCATGTCGGCGGCGGTCCCAGCTACGACGCGCTGCAAGCGGCAGCCGCGTTTGTCACTGCGCGTGGCGGGCTGCCAGCGGCTCGCGATCTGCTGAACGCCTACGAGCAGCTGCTGAATCTGCCGAAGTGACCTGCCGGCCGTTACCGCACCCGACAAACGACTGTAAAACTTTGTCGGGTGCGGTTGGCCTGGCGCGCAAGGAGCTGCCATGCCCAATGACTGCCCGGTGTTACCAGTGCGGAAAGCTACGCCAGTGGTAATGCCTGCGGGAACGTTGAAGCGGATACATGTTAACCAGCACATAATCCGCAGCAACATCAAAACTAAACGCGACGCGCCAGCAACGACTGTGCAGTGGAAAGGCAAGTCGTACACTGGCTCAAAGATATCTATTCGCGGCGGAAGCGTCGTCGTACAGCGTATGGATAAACCGCTTTCGTGCGGCGCACGTATTTGGATCGAAACCAGAGCCGAAGTAGAGGTCTCATGACAAAGTACACACTCGAAGAACGCGATCAAGATGCCGGCGCGGTAGCAAACGCGCTGCAGTATCTTGACAACATCCGGAAAGAGTTTGCCGACGTAATTGCAATTCCTTTCGCAATTACTCTCAAAGACGTCGCCGAGATGACGCTGGACACAAGTCGTGGCCCGCAAAAGATCGGCGATTACTGCAGTCGAGAAGAAATGGTCGCCATCCTCGAGGGATTTGCCTTCGAAGATAACGCCTGCGCAGATCCAGCGCAGGTAGCTCAGTATGCGTTGAAAGACTATCGTCAGCAGCACAACAATTCGAAGAACGATTAGCGCACAGCAGCAAACTTGGAGTTCAAAACTAACGAATGACGCCGATCAAAGCACAAATCGAAGAGAGCGTCAAAAAAATTGTCGCGCGCCGGAACAAAACAGAACGCGAACGGTACAAAAAGACAGTCAATTGGATTCGCGATCAGGTGCTTTCTAAGTTTAAGCGCGCTGACAAGAAATGCGAAGAATTGCTGGCAAAAATCACTGATGTTGAGTCCGGCAAAGTGCGCGGCGAATACGTTACGGAGTATTGCAAGGCAGTGCGCGAACAACGCGCGTTTTGGGAGGCACTAGAAAGCATTGCCGACTGTGCGCTTCATTGCCCGCCGGTGCAAGAAACCGAAAACTTGGATTACGATACTTATGCGGACATCACTGCGCTCGTTTCCAGAATTGCTGAGGCGAAACGAGCAGATAAAAAAGCGAAGGTTAGTCGGCGGGCGTCAGCTGCTAAACGGCCGTGCGGCCTCAAAGCGGCTGCCAAGAAACCCCGCAAGAAAAAGTAACGTGTCGGAAGCGATTTATTTGGCCATGCTGGACTATCGCCAGCAGCAGCAGCAGTTCGAAAACAAAACCCAGGAGTGAGTCATGTCTCACATCGTTCAGATCAAGACCGAGCTGCGTGACGAGCAGGCTGTTCGTGCCGCCTGCCTGCGCCTGAAGTGGGAGCAGCCCACAGTCGGCAAGTTCAGTGTTTTCAGCGTCCAGCGCGAAGGGCTCGGCGTCAAGCTGCCCGGCTGGCAATTTCCGGTGGTCGTGAACCTCGGCACCGGCGCCGTGGATTTCGACAACTACAACGGCGCGTGGGGCAAGCAGGAAACGCTCGATTCGTTTCTGCAGGCCTACGCCATCGAGAAGGCCAAGCTCGAGGCCGCCAAGAATGGCTATTCGGTTTACGAGGAGCCGCTGTCCGACGGCTCCGTGAAGCTCACCGTCACCCTGGAGGCTTGAAGCACATGAGCAAGACCATCGAAATCGTCGTCTCTCCCAAGGGCGAGACCAAGCTCGAGACCAAGGGGTTCACGGGCGGCAGTTGCCAGGACGCCTCGCGGGCCTTCGAGGCCGCGCTGGGCAAGTCCTCCGGCGAGAATATGACCTCGGAGTATTACGCCGAGACCGAGACCAACCAGATCGATGTCCAGAACTAACCAGGAGAATTCATGTCTCTCGAAAACGACATCAAGGAACTGATCTGCGCGGGTTTTTCCGGCATCTGGGTTGACTCCCAGGAGGCCGACGACGCCATCGCGACGATCAAGAAGATGGCCGACAACCGCAGCTGGGGCTGCGATATCTGGGACTTGGACCGGCAGCTGTATGGCCGGCCCACACCGGCGCCGGGCCCGGTGCACGCGCTGCGCTGGCTGGACACGGCGGAGGCCAAGACCAACAGCACGCAGCTGCTGATCGTCAAGAACTTTCACCGGTTCTTGCCCAATCCGGAGGTGATGCAGGTGCTGCAAAACCGTGTGGCCACCGGCAAGGCCATCGGTCAGCACGTAATCGTGGTGAGCCCCGTGCTGCAGCTGCAGCCGGAGGTCGAGAAGCTGTTCACGATCGTGCATCACGAGCTGCCGACCCGGGAGCAGCTCGCGACGATCGTCAACGAGCTGTTCAGCGGCGAAAACAACTCGTTCGTCAAGCCGTCGGACGAGGTGATCGGGCTGGTGGTTGACGCGGCGGCCGGCATGACGCGACTCGAGGCCGAGAATGCGTTCTCGCTGTCGCTCATCCGCCACAACACGCTTTCACCGGACGTAGTGTGGAACCTCAAGAGCCAGACACTCGAGAAAGCGGGCACGCTGCAGCTGTACCGCGGCGACGCCAGCTTTGAGGGTCTCGGCGGCTTGGAGAACCTCAAGGCGTTCTGCATCCGCGCCATGAAGCGGCAGGGCGAGTCGGATCCGGAGAAGCGTCCCCGCGGCGTGCTCCTGCTGTCGCCTCCGGGCTGCGGCAAGTCCCAGTTCGCCAAGGCGCTGGGCAACGAGGTCGGGCGGCCCACGGTGATGCTGGACTTCGGCAGCCTGATGGGCAAGTTCGTCGGCGAGTCGGAGGCCAACATGCGGCGCGCGCTGGCGCTGGTGGACGCGATGGCGCCGTGCATCCTGTTCTGCGACGAGATCGAGAAGGCGCTGGCGGGCACCGGTAGCTCCGGCCAGACGGACTCGGGCGTGACGGCCCGGCTGTTCGGCACGCTGCTCACGTGGCTCAACGACCACAAGAGCGACGTGTTCTTCATCGGCACCTGCAACGACGCCAGCAAGCTCCCGCCGGAGTTCACGCGCGCCGAGCGCTTCGACGGCGTGTTCTTCGTGGATCTGCCCGGCGAGAACGCCCGGCAGTACATCTGGGAGCTGTACCTCAAGAAGTTCGGGCTGAACGCCGCACAGGCTCGGCCCGACGACGCCAACTGGACCGGCGCCGAGATCAAGAGCTGCTGCCGTCTGGCGGCGCTGCTGGACGTGCCGCTCATCGAGGCGGCGCAGAACGTGGTGCCGATCGCGGTGACGAACGCCGAGTCGATCGAGAACCTGCGCGGCTGGGCCGACGGCCGGTGCCTCTCGGCGGACTTCAAGGGTTTCTTCAAGCGCTCGGTGGCGGCCGCCAAAGCCGGCACCCGACGCAAGCTCAATCCCAGCAACAACTGACCGGCGCACCGGCAGCGAGTAGATATCTTTGACGTTCCCGCACCCCGGGCCGCCTATGTAGGCGCCCGGGTTTTATTATGACACACATTATCCGCATCAAACGCTCGACGACGCCCGGCGGCGCCCCGCAAAACCTTGCGTATGGCGAACTGGCTTACAATTTCGCAGACGGGCTGCTGTACATCGGCGGGCCCGACGGCCAACCGCATCAAATTGCAGCCGGCAGCGCGGTCGAGGTTGGCCAGCTGCTGGAATTGCGGGACCAGGCCAGCAGCACGGCGGCTGTGCCGCTCGCACCAGCCCCCACAAATGGATACACGTCGACCGGTGTACGGCGACGCTTACTGCCTTTCGAAGACTAGGAGAAACAATGAGCGCCACGCTCGAGCCCAACGTTCCGACCACGACAGCCCCGGTCGATCCAATTCCGGTTGCGGAAGCCGTTGCCGACATGCGGCAAACTATGGGTGCCATCAAGGTGTCGTTCTCCTGGCTCGGCACGCGCCGCAGCCTGAACGACAATCAGACCCGCCAGGCCGCCGATCAGTTCGACGCCGACGCCAGTTTGCTGACGGCGTACAAGAAGATGATCGACACCAGCCACCCGGCTTTCAAAGCGGTCAACGCCATCAAGAGCCAGGTAGTAAGTTACTGGCGCGGCGTGACGCTGCCCTATCCAACCGATGGTGTCAGGCTTATCAAGTACGATGACATCACAGAGTTTGAAGCACGAATGCAGGCGTTCCGCACTCGGCTCACCGAAGCTGTCGCGCAGCTGCAGCTGGAGTACGAAACGCTCAAGACACGTGCGCGCGAGCATCTCGGCACGCTTTACAACGCAGCTGATTATCCAACGACGCTCGCGGGGGCATTCAGCATCTCCTGGGAATACCCGTCGGTCGAGCCGCCGCGCTATCTGCGCACGTTCAACCCGGAGCTGTACGCCCAGGAGCAGCAACGCATCCAGCGTCGGTTCGAGCAGGCCATCGAAATGGCGGAGAGCGCGTTCGGCGAGAAGCTTCAGGAACTGATCAATCACTTGATCGAGCGCCTGACCGACTCACCGGACGGCCAGCCCAAGAAGTTTCAGCCGAGCACCGTGGAAAACTTCCGCGAGTTCTATCAGGAATTTCGGCATCTCAATATCCGCGGCAACACCGAGCTTGATGCGCTCGTCGGCCGCGCGAACGATCTGATCTCCGGTATCGAGGCCAACGATCTGCGCAAAAGCCAAAACCTTCGCGAGGCTCTTCGCGAGCAGATGGGCGAGTTGCAAACGGCGCTCGATGGCCATCTGCAGACTGCCCCCCGGCGCCGCCTGCAGCGGTTGGACGACTAATGGACGACATGTTCTCTTTGCCCGCAGAACCTGCGGGCAGCGTCAAGATCAGAAAGATTCGCGCGCCCAAGCACGACTTCAAAGACGGCAACGGCAAGGTATTTGCGCACCGCCATGAAAACGGCGGCGGTTGGGTTGCAGACACGGCATTTGTGGCTAAATCCGCGCAAGTCACACGCAACGCGCAGGTTTACGGCCTTGCCCGTGTTTATGACGACTGCCGCGTCACTGGGACTTCACACGTGTGCGGCCGAGCGAAGCTGATTAATTCCTCGTCGCTCTTTCACCGCGCGCATATCAACGGCCTGGCAGTTTGTGACGGCTCGCAGCTCAAAGACGACGCGTTCGTTACAGGTTATGCCGTCGTCGCCGCCGGCTCATATGTAGATGGTCACTCAACTGTTGCCGATAACGCTGTACTTCGTACAACGCGTTTACACGGCCCGCCCGCGCGAAAAGCGGCGTATATCGGCGGCCGCGCACTGCTTTCAGATTCGTTTATTTATGGATTCACTTATATTGAAGACGCGGTAGTTGTCGTTGATAGCCGCATTAACAATGTTGCGTTGCGGCACAGCGCAATGCTTTTAAGCAGTACGCTAACTACTGAATGGCATTATTTGTATAGCAATTACTTGCGAAGCCCCGACGCAACGGTGCCGCACGCTTTGGCAAATCGAGTCAACCTCGTCGCCCAAACAGGCGTCGTCATCGCACCGGAAACAACAGAGATAGCTGTAATGAACGCAATGGCCGACGAGCGTTTTGAATTTACGGGTACAGCTGTGCATAGCGAGCTCCGGTTGCCGCGCTGTTTTGTCCGTCACAATTCTGCTTTTGTGCACGCAAGTTTAGCGATTTCCATCGCAGAAGCAGGCGACACAATCCGCTTTTTTGATGAGTTGGATTCAACCGCAAATTGTCATTTGTTTGGCAATATGCGCAGCAGTAACATCAACGCGCTGCGCAGGTTTGTCGCTGACGGCGGTGATCGGCCAAACAACCCGAACGTGGCGGCAGCAATCGCTGCTGCGACAAGTCGTGGTATTGCGCCGGCAAACCTGGAGATTGTCCGTCAACGCCGCTTGCTGCGGTTGGAGGAGCCAACAGCATGAACCTCTACATCCGACCGGACGGATCCGCCCAGTGCATCTACGATGAAAAACTTTCGCTGCAAGAAATCGGCGCGATTGATATCAAACGCGCCAGCCACGTCGAACCAGATCCGCGCTATCCCGGAACCTGGTTTGCCGATCTAAGCCCGGTCGGCGGGCCGAAGGTCACTGGGTTTGCCAACCGCGCCGACGCGCTGGCATACGAGATCGCGTGGCTCGAGGCGCAGATGGCCGCGCGTCACGTGCAGGTGAAACAGGTGCCCAGTGAGTAGCTGTCTCTGCTGGACCACCGTTGACGAACACGGCGACAACCCGACAGGCCAGGCCGGCAACTTCGAGTTTCGGATCTGGTACGAAATCAACTTCGGCGACGAAGATTTTCTAGCCGAACCGACGATGGATATTCTGAGTGTCGAGTGCACGGAAGTTTGTTTTGATCACGAGCAGCCGCGCGCCCCAACCGAAGAAGAACAGCGCGAGCTCAACGACTGGCTGGAAAACGGTCTGGATTGCAATTCCGTCGACATAAACAGCGTCACCAAGCTGGCATTTGAAAATTCTTACGTCGAATACGGCGGGGATAACTGGCTCGACTGATGCCGTAATACAGCCCGGCAAAGGGTAAACTAATACCAACGCCTAGCAAGGAGGCGGGGTATGGTTGCCCGGCAGTTCATACTGGCAGCACTATTGGCAGCAAGCTGCGCCGCCGCTTCTGGCGACGAGCCGGTGTTTTCGTTTCTCGCGCCGCTGCGCCCAACAAACACCGGGCTGCCTCCAAGCCTGCAAGATATTGAGGCTCGGCTGCTGCCGGGGCATGATTTTCACCGCGAAGATTTTATTACGTGGGCCCACGAGGGCACTCACGCAATAGATCTGCGCTACAACAACATGCCCCGGCGCGCGTTTTATGTGCTGCGCGGCCGGCTGGCGTACCTGCTGCAGCCGAAAATTACACTGGACAGGCTGGCTGCGCATATACCGCCTAAACTGCGCGGGCAGATTTTTGACAGGTATCTTGTGCTTGCAGTTCCGCAATGGAACACAGAGCCACTGTACGTGTTGCACGAGTGGACGGCTTACACCAACGGCTCACAGGTGCGAAAAGAGCTAGGCTGGGCAAAACGGGCAGAGACAGAAGCTCACATGGCCGAGATGGGCGTGTACGTGAGCGCCCTTGTAAGCTTGACAGCCGTCGAAGATCCGAAGTACGATCTTGCGCCGCTGGTGACGTTCGTTCGTTGGAACGTCGCCCGCGGCCGAGAAATCACTGGAAACCGATGGAACGGTTTGCCGGCGTTTGTGAGTGTAGCCGCAGCAAAGTACGCTCCGGCTATTGACCTGATGGACCTCAAAAAGGACTGATTCCCATGAAGAAGGCATTCTTTACCCTCTGTGCGATTCTGACCTGCTGCTATTCGGCAGCCGTTGCTGGAGAGACGGTCAGCGTGCTCAACCACAACCATGCGGCGCCCAAGGCCGCTGTGACCACTGTGGTGACCCCTGCGCCCGTTGTGGTGGTCGAGTCCGCTCCGGTTGTTGTGGAATCGCGACCGGCCGTGATCGCTGTGCAGCAGCCGTCGCGCAATCCCTGCGCCAACGGCAAGTGCAAGCTGTTCAGCGTTGATCAGCAGCAGAACGATTTTCACCGACACCGCCTGTTAGGCGGCTCGGTGACCCGCAAGGGCACTCGGACGGTCGTCAAGCCGGTGCGTTGAATAGTTAGCTAAGCCAGCTAGCCTGCCAGTCTCGTCGCCACAGAGGGCACCCGGATGCGTATCCGGGTGCCCTTTCTCATTTCCCTGGAGAACCAATGGCCCGTCTTTCAAAGAAGCACAAGAACCTCATCGTTGATGTCGTAACGCGCTGGGCTCACACGCTCGCCGGAACACGGCCGTTCAATCTGGACCGCGTGCGCGAGTTGCTGCGCGCCGCCTACAAGAACGAAACCATAACTAAAAGAAAGCGCATCAAAAACAAGAAAACCGGCGCGAGCCGCACTACTTTCAAGAAGATCAAGCTGAACGAACCCGCGCTCTTTATCGTACAGTCGCCGGCAGCGTTCAGAATCGCCGCGGCTGTTATGCGCGGATTGATGTCCAAAAAGCAAGCGCGCGACGCTGCCAAGAACATGGACATTGATCCAAGTTTTATCGAGCCGCTGCGCCGCGACTCGATGCGCTCGTTCAAGTACACGCCGCGCTATACCTGGGGCGGCTCGCATCAACCGCTATTGCGCGTCTGGGACGATACGCTGACTGATTATGTACACGGTGCGACGTCCGCGGCTTTCGCGCGAGAGCCAGTATCGCGACTTCGCCGCGGGCGAGAGGTCACAGAATCCGACACCACCCGCATAAGAAAGATGTTCGAGAAGTCTTTCACAGCGCTGCCGGAATACGACTACAGCGCGGCGAATATTCAATTGACCAATAACCAGGTCAGCCGCATAAGCCATTTCGGGATCAACAGGAACAGCGGCCAAAGCAGCGTTGAGCGGGCGGTGCTCGGTGAGTTTTACGCCGCCGACCTCACCAGCAGCGAAATGCTCAAACTCGGCCATGTGGCAGACAGCTCTGCCGCGCTATCGGCGTTGTTCGACCGGATAGATTTGCTGTGGCTCGACAATCGGCACACCCATGGCTTTATCGACGCCGAAATCATGCTCAAAATGCTTGGCGTGTCGGATTTGCAGCAAACCTGGCGCTATGAACTGATGCACGAAGCCGCGTGCGTCATGACGTTCACGCACAGCGCCCTGGTGCTGGATTCGCGGCCGGTGATCAAGCACAACAGCGCGGGCGAGCTCCATTGCGAGGACGGCCCGGCTGTGCAATGGCCGGACGGCGCCAAAATGTACTACATCGATGGCCATTCGCTGCGCACAAACGGCAAGATGATCTGCGATACGCCAGACCAAATCACGCTCAACGCCATCAAGACCGAAGAAAACGAAGAGATCAAGCGCGTGCTGATCGACAAGTACGGCTGGCCGAGGTATCTCGCCGACATCAAGGCGGTTGTTATCGACCGGCGCGAAAACTGGGTTGACAACACCATCGAGGCGCTGGTCGAGCTGACGGAACACCGAGATCGCGAAGTATGGGTTTCTTGGAATCAGCCGCGGCGCAAAGAAACCATCGCCATCAAGAAACGCAAGCTGGTTCTGGCCTGCCGGTCTACTGGTCGGCAGTATTTCTTGTCTGTGCCTGAAGACACGCGCACGTGCGAAGCAGGTCAAAAATGGATAAGCAGCGGAGCTGCTACCGATGTTGTGCCTGCGCTGAACTATCCGGCGCGGCTTGTTGGCGCGTCCTGAACTTTCTCCCTTACACGAGGTCCTGACCATGGCTACTGCCACCCTTTCCGTCACGAACACCCTTTCCGCCATCGCGGACGCCGTCGAGCGCGTGAAGAACGACGAGCTGCAGCATTTCCCCGAGGCCGCCAGTATCGGCGACGCTGTGCGCCAGGGCGATATCTACGTCCAGAAGATCGACGATGCCGACGTTGAGAAGCTGGATTACATTTACCGGAAGCTCAATGACAGCGAGCTGGCCAGCAACCTTCAGCTGGCGCCGGGCAACACCAAGGGCTCCCGCCACATCCTGGCCAGCACCGACGGGCTCGAGATGTGGGTGCCGGTCCAAACCGACCTGGCCGCGGCGCAGCACGTCTACGCCAAGAACGGCCGCAAGGTGCCCAAGTCCGCTGCCCGAACGTGGGAGTTAGAATTCACGGACGAGCGCCGCAAGCTCGAGACCGCGATCATGCTCGCCGGGCCGGTCTTCAAGTGCAACCAGCCCAACACGGTCACGCACCCCGAACACGGCGACTGGGCGCTGCCGACCGGGACCTACCTGGTGATCTTCCAGCGCACAGTGGACGACGCGGAGCAAATCCAGCGCGTCCTCGACTGATCGACCCGCTGAAATTCCGCTGATCGAATAGATATCTACAGCGGCGCGCCTATGCAGGCGGCCGCTGTTTTTTCACCTGGAGAGTCTTATGCCCGCACACAGCCCGGCTCCGTGGGTCGCCGAAGAGTACGGTGATCACGAATTGGACATCTATGACGCAAACGGCAAGCTGATTTGCCCGCTAGAGCAAGAATACGACGACAAAGGACAAGGCACAAACCTTGCCATCGAAGCAGACGGCGCGCTTATCGCTGCGGCGCCAGAGTTGTTACAGGCCTGCCAGTTACTGTGCGCACTCGAAGATAACGACGCGCACCCTGCAGACACGCGCTGGAAGCAAGTGCGCAAAGATATGCGCGCGGCCATCGCAAAAGCGACGAGGAGCCACCTATGACGAAAAAGAAGATCAAAGCCAAACCCAAAGCCAAACCGCTGCGCGCTATCGTGTATGTCAGTGGCGGCGTTGCTGACATCGTTGCCGACCGCGGCGTCGACGTCGAAATCGTCGACTGGGACAACATGCGCGACAGCAACGGCGGCTGGACGCCAACGGCAATCGCGGCCTTTGAAGCGTGGGGCGCCGGGCTTGTCTCGCAGGGCGTGCTGAGGGATTTGAGCAAATACGCTGTTCCCGAGCCGAAGGACGACCAAGCATGACTATCGACGACGCAATCGAGTTGCTGAACGCCGAAAAGAAAAAGGGCGTCACGCACGTGATCCTGTCGCACTGGACGGCGCAGGACTTTGGGCTGCTGGAACTAGATGCAAGCTGGCCGGATATTACCGAGATGGTCGAAGACGGCGACTGGGACAGGGTAAACAACCACGTGGAACAACTGGTCGAAACCGCCCAGCAGTATTATCGTGGCGCGGGCCCGACTAACAACACCCAGGAAACCGATTAATGGCTCACGGCGGCAAACGCAGTTACGTAGCGCACAGGTTTGCAACAAATGTGCCAAACAAGTTCATCGAAATCAAAGTTGCTTATAGCGATGGCGGAGCCAGTTTCACAGATCTGGGCGGCGGCAGGGGAACCGGGCGCAGCTTTTATATGCACGTCACGCCGATCACAATCGAGCACTATAACGGTGCAGAAATCAAGACGTTTATGATGTTCAGGGGCCTGAAAGCAAAACTTGAAGAGGTCAAGCGCTACAGCGAAAAGAAACTGCTCGAGCTTGTCGCACAGGTGCGCAATAACTGCAAAGAGTTGGCGCCAAACGTCATGAACTTGGTCAATCGCGTACTGCTCGAAGAAGACCTGGTCCTGCAAGAAGAGGTAACAGCCCTATGACCGAGCGCAAATGGAAACTGAGCGAGATTCGGGAGAGTTTTACTGGTGATCGGCACGTGTCGGTGATCAACGAGCTATCAGCAGAGCGCCAGTGGGAAGTCGCCAAGGTTTACATCGACGACGATGACCCTGAGACGCTCGACGACGCGCGGCTCCTGGTTGCGGCGCCCGTGTTGCTTGCGGCGCTCCAGCATTGCGTCGCGCTGATTGAACGCGACTACGCAGGCCACGACGCTATCGAAGAATGGCAGGAAGCCGTAAAAGCTATCAACACCGCCGAGAAAGGAACAGCCCAATGAGCGCCAAGCTTGCCTACATCATGCGGCATGATAACAGTTTCGATCCTGCGCATATGCGCGAGATCATTTACGACCTGTTTGCCGGGTCGTTCGAAGAGGACTGCGGCAGCGTGCCCGAGATTGTTGATTCTCTGAGCACGGCGATCTTCGAGTACCGCTGCGCGACAGAAGACGAGCTTGATGGTGACGCGGAGTTCATCAATAGCCCGCAGGCGGCTGAAAAGTACTTCTGCGATTGCTTGCGCAAGATCTTCGTCGACAGCGGCTGGAATCCCAACTATCTGGATGATTACGCCGTGTGGCCGGACAATCTTTCTGTGTCAACCACGTGGGAAAAGCAAGTCCTGCGCGAGCTGGCGTTGATTCAGGCCGGGCATGATCTGGTCGTGCGGGACCAGCTCCAGAAGCTCTGGAAAGAAGAAGAAGCAAAGAAAACCGCGCAGGCTGCTGCGCAGAAAGCCGAGTAAACCATGACCACGCGTGTTTTCGACAAGGGCACGTTACTTTCAGTGAATCGGATGGCGCAGGTGCAGGGCTACAACCGCGTCTGTGACGTGGCGTTTTTGGAAAACCTGCCAGCTGATCAGTTCTACGTGCCGTTCATCACCCTGCTGCACGAGCACAAGGCCGGAAAGCCGTGTGACCCGCACGTGCGGTGCGTATTCAGGCACAACGGCGGCATGTTTTCAATCGACGTCGAGATGGGCTGCTGGGACCTGCTCCCGACAGTAGACAGTATGCTCGAGCGCGTAAAGCCGCAAACCACAACTACACAGGAGGCCGCGTCGGCGGAATAGATATCTATGGCAGACGTTCCAGAGGCTGTGCGGCGTGTTGCGGAAGTGCAGCAGCGCATCGAAGACGAGCAGACGGCCCGAGAAACAGCGCAACGTGAAAAGCACGCTCGTGAGATTGCGGCGTTTCAGGCCACCGGCATCGCTGAAATGTGGGAGCAGTTGACCACGTATTGCGACCAGCATGATATTACGGCGCCGCACTGGCGCGACACGAATCTGGAACGAATAGCGCTGAGCGACCACCTTCACGCCATCACAGCCAGATCGCTCACGCTCGTAGGCCCAGCCGGCGTTAGCGGCGAGAGCTGGTGGGTGCGTGAAACTCCGCAGGGCGCCATGGAGTACCACATCCGATATGTGACAGGCGGCACGCAGTCATTTCGTGAACCGGAGGCGCTGATCAGGCATTTCATCTCGCGCATGGCTGTTTTGCTGCCAAATTTGAGCAGCGCGCCGCAAGAAGCTTGATTAACAACCTAACCACTAGCTGAGCACACGATGGCAAACATGCCCGAATACACGCTGACAGTCACAGCGCACCAGTTGGACATACTCGACGCGGCGCTGTCGTACATGCAGTCCAATATTGACGACGTGAATGACGCGCTGGACGAAGAATTTGAAGATACCGACGTATCAAACTTGCTTGACCTCATCGCGCTTGCAACTGGGTTCAAATCCGCCGACGAACAAACTGAGGACGACGAATGATTCTGCTTACTGGCGCTGCCGGTTTCATCGGCTCAAACGTTTTGCGGGCATTAAACGCCGCAGGAGCGTTTGACATTCTGTGCGTCGACGACCTGACCGACGGCCGTAAAGTGCAGAACATCAGCGACTGCAAGTACTACTATTACTGCGACTATCGCGATCTGGACAAAGTTAAAACGCGCAATAGGCAGCTCACAAGCATCATTCATTTGGGCGCCAACACGGACACTACTTGTACCGACGGCCGCGCAATGATGCTTAACAACTACACATTTTCTGTTGACATGCTTAATCTGGCAAAAGAATTCAATTGCCCGTTTGTGTATGCCAGCTCGGCGGCTGTATACGGAAAAGAACAGTTTGCGCCTTTTCGTGAGCATGAGGTTTCAAGCAAGCTTACAGCGCCATACGCGTATTCAAAATTGGCGTTTGACCAGCACGTTGAAACATGGGGACCTGTTATTACGCCGCGTGTAGTCGGTTTGCGGTTTTTTAACGTTTACGGCCCCGGTGAAAATCACAAAGGAAAAATGGCAAGCGTAGCGCACAGCCTGGTTAACCAAAGCAACGCCGGCTGTTATTTCACGTTGTTTACAGGCAGCAAAGATATCTATCGTGATTTTGTCTATGTTGACGACGTTGTACAAGTCGTACTGTGGGCGTTGAAAACAGCGCCAACCGGGATTTACAACGTCGGAACCGGCACCGCCCGATCGTTTTACGAACTGTTTCAATGTGTTGCGCAGTATGTTGGTTATCCCGGCGAATGCCGGATGATACCGTTTCCAGAAGATCTTCAAGATCAGTATCAGATGTACACCTGTGCGAACCTTGAAAAACTTCGTGCGGCCGGTTATACTCGTGACTTCGTTTCTCTGGAAAACGGAATCGCAGACTACTGGCAGCGCATCAAGTCGCGCTGCCCAGTTCGTTTGGAAGGGCGTCAAAGCCCTTCCAACTTCTAAAATTCTGCCGGGTTCCACTCTTAGACCTTTATAGCCCACGTAGTGGGCTTACTAGGTCCGGTTAAATCGGACAGGTTTTTGCAGCTGCACTTGTTGTAAGTGCCGCAAAAATAGCTGTTTAGATGCGCTAGCTGCGCGTGATTTGCGCCACATGTTTTTCTAAGTGCTTGCGGCGCTTGAATTTACGTGCTAATTTGCCCGATTTTTGCGTTTCTAGCCGCGCAAAGATATCTAATCCTGGCTGTTTGGTTGCTCGAACTTTGACGGAGTTTAGCTATGCCTCGGTTCAATTTCTCCAGTTTTGGCTTTGGTTCTGCCGCCGGTAGTGCCGCCGGTAGTGCCGATAGCGCTGGCGGTCAGGCCTTCGATGCCATGGCGGCGATGCAGGCGCTGCTGGCTATGCCGCTGCACATTGTTTTTGCGAGCAGTCGGCCAATGTTGCTTGCCAGTTTGCAGCACACGGAGCAAATGCTGCAGGGAACGCTGCAGGTTTGTGAAAGTGTTGCGCACAGCTTGGCCAATGACATTCCGGCTAGCTCGCCGCGGGATCAGACGATCAAAACAGTGCTGAAGAGCGGTTTGTGGCACGCGGATTCCAGGGTGCAAGAACTTTGCCCGCAGCTCATTGCGCGTGTGGCCGTCCTTCGGGCGCGGCTGGCGGCGCTCCCTGCGGACGACAGCCTTTCCGCCGAAGCCGTGCAGGATTTTTTGGCCGCCGTGCACCAGCTCGACAAGGACGCCGAGCCAATAAACGCATGGCGGCGCGAACTGCTGGCTGAGGTGGCGACACAGCTTCGCTCACTGAACTGACAACCGGTCATGTTTTTTGCAGCGGCTATTTGTCTTGACTGGGTTTGTATACCCGGTACGATCAGCACAGCTTTGCGCACGACGCGTAAAAAAGGACCCTAAGCTTATGGATAGTGGTTTTCTTGCAGAGCAGGTCGACGGCGCCAGCCCGATGGACGACCCGTTTGCCGAGCTGCGGCTGATCAACCCGGAAGCTCTGCTGGCTGATGGCCTTGAGGCTGCTTACGTCGGCTACACGATTAACCAGCATCATGCTGTTGTTGCCGTGTACGACTACGAGAAATGCGTCCAGGTACTTATTTCTCGTGACGGCATGGACTATGACGACGCTGACGAATTTTTGCAGTTCAATACGCTCGGTGCGTATGTCGGCGAACATGGGCCGCTTTTTGTGCGGTTCGTCACTCGGAGCAGAGCATGAACGACCAAGAGTACGAGCGCCGCCTGTCTGCGCTGGACGTCTTGTTTCGCGCTGGTATGATCGATCAGCCTGCGTTTGACGCACGTTGTGCCGAGCTGCGGCGTGCCTATTTAACAACTCGCGCAGACACAGCCGCGCCAGATGATCCGGTGCCGGATCTTGGCGCGGAACCCGCATCTGCAGAAGTGTCATTACAGCCGATCTTGGCGGCGCAGGAATTGTACGGACTGCTGCGCGTCCCCGCCGCGCTGATTGATCAGGCCGCAGCAGAAATCAGCGCGCCGGTTGTGTATACCGAAGCGCCGGTTGATCCTGAGCGCACAGTTGCTTATTGGTATATTGTTGATGCTGCTGGTTGTGTTTTACAGACACCCTCCGGCCAAACCAATTTCTTTTCTATAACAGTCGCGCGTTATGCTGCCGGCATGCTTGGCACGGTTGAACAGCCTGTGCGTATCATGCCGGTTTATTCGGCAACGCGGTGGATAGGCTGTCGTTCGCTATCACTCGGCGGACCATCGGAACCATGTGTGCGGTTCGTTGATCGCGCCGAAGCTGAAGCTTGGTTGCGTTATGCGACTGCTAGTTTTTTTACGCCGGTGTCGATTCGCGCCGCTCTGCCATACGAGAGCGTTGCAGCCTTGCCTGCGGCAGAATTGCGTGCGCAACTCGAGACGCAAGTGCCTGCCGCTTATACCAGCCCGCC